GAGCCAAACGTGCCTTTGGGAAAGCCGCTGCAAATTCATCTCTCCAATGCTGCAAATCTTTCCACAGACTTGGCAGAATTTTATGTTTTAGATGATTTTTTGAATCATGAAGAATGTCAAGAACTATTTAAGATTACTCAATCCTCAATGGTGCCCTCTCAAGTAAATGACCAAAATTCAGTGGATTTATCTAGTAGTTTTCGCACCAGTATGACATCTCATCTTAGTACCTTAGATAATAATTTTGTCAAGTCCATTAATTCAAGAATTTGTAATACAATTGGTATTAATGACTCTTATTCTGAGGGGATTCAAGGACAGTATTATACGGTGGGTCAAGAGTTTAAGCCCCATCATGATTACTTTGGTGATAAACTCTACCACCTCCCTACAAAGACACAAGGCGAGCGCACCTACACTTTCATGGTCTATCTCAATGATGTGGAGGAGGGTGGGGAGACGGAGTTTTCTCTTTTAAATATTAAAATTAAACCACAACTAGGCCGTGCAATTATTTGGAATAATCTACATTCCAACGGTAACCCCAATATTAATACCATGCACCAAAGCCATCCTGTCATTAAAGGCACCAAGTGTATTATTACTAAATGGTTTAGATCCATTGACCGGCAGACCATAAATGGCCGAATGCTGGATTGCCATAATCAGTTATAATTGGGTTAAATCAACGGACGAGGAATAAGGTCATGCCAGAAACCGCCGCAAAGACACCAAAACGCGCTACAGCATCCCCAAAGGCAGTAAGCAAGGGTAAGGTAGCCAAGCAGCCTGTAAAGGGCTCACAAGCCCAAAACAAGACAGGCAAGTACACCCCAGAGCTAGCACAGGAGATCTTCCGCCGCATCAGCATGGGAGAGCCGCTGTTGAAAATCTGTAGGGACGAGACGATGCCAACGCGGCAGGCTGTCTACAACTGGGTTGGTGGCGACGAGTCTCTTGCTTTACAGTTCGCACGCGCCCGCGAAGAGGGCTGCGACGCCATGGCCGAGGAATCACTGGCCATCATGGACGACGAGCCGCTGGCCGTGTTTGACGAGGCCGGCAACAAGCGTTATGACCCCGGCTCGATCAGCTGGAACAAAGGCCGGGCCGAGCACCGCCTCAAGTTGATGGCTTGCTGGAACCCTAAAAAGTACGGCACCAAGGTGGCGCTTGGCGGAGACCCTGCAAACCCCCTCAAGATGGAAGTGCAGGTCGAGTCCGACACTTACCTTGCCGCCGTCATGAAGAACGCGGAGCTCAAGCGGCAAGTTGCTGCAAATGAGTGACATCGCAGAGATTGTCAGCGACCCCGAGGTCCAGCGGCACCTAGCGACTGCCAGCCCTACCTACCGGCTGGCGTGGGCGTGGCGCATGAGCTGGTTCAGCACCCAACACAAGCACCAGATCCTGCCGCCGGGTGACTGGTGGTCAATCTGGCTGATGTTGGCCGGCCGGGGCGCAGGCAAGACCCGCACGGCTGCGGAACAGATCGGCTGGTGGGCCTACGAGCAGCCCGGCACCCGCTGGCTGGTAGCCGCCCCCACCTCGGCTGACGTCCGGGGAACCTGCTTCGAGGGTGACTCCGGGCTGGTAAGCGTGATCCCCAAGAGCTTGGTGGCCGACTACAACAAGACCGCCCACGAGTTGAGATTGCACAACGGCAGCCTGATCAAGGGTATACCCGCATCGGAGCCTGAGCGTTTCCGAGGGCCACAGTTCCACGGAGGCTGGTGCGACGAGCTGGCCGCATGGGACTATCTCCAAGAGGCTTGGGACCAGATCCAGTTCGGCATGAGGCTGGGCAAGCGCACCCGGATGATCTGCACCACCACGCCTCGCCCGAAGGATCTGATCATCGAGCTGATGGGCCGGGAGGGTGACGACGTAGTGATGACCACCGCCTCAACCTACACCAACTTGGCCAACCTGAGCGAGAACTTCCGCAAGCAGATCCTGAGCTATGAGGGAACGACTCTCGGTCGTCAGGAGATCTACGCCGAGATCATTGACCCCGAGGAGGGTGGCATCGTCAGACGGGACATGTTTAAGCTCTGGCCAGCCGGCCGCCCGTTCCCCGCGTTCGAGTACATCATCCAGAGCTATGACGTGGCCACCAGCGAGAAGGCGCAGAACGACCCGACGGCCTGCATCACCTTTGGCTGCTTCAAGCCACAGGATTCCCCTATGAGCGTCATGGTCATTGATTGCTGGCAGGAGAGGATGCAGTACCCCGACCTGCGCCCCAAGGTGCTCGAGGAGTACGAGACTATTTTCGGCGAGGGCAAGGACCGCAAGCGGGTGGACCTGCTGCTGATCGAGGACAAGAGCGCAGGCATCAGTCTTATACAAGACCTCCAACGGGCTCACCTGCCGGTCCGGGCCTACAACCCGGGGCGGGCTGACAAGATGCAGCGCCTGAACATTGTCAGCAACATCATTGCCCGAGGCCGGGTGTGGATCCCTGAGTCGGACCACCGCAAGGGCTACGTCAAGGACTGGGCTGAGGGCTTTGTCAGCCAGATCTGCGCATTCCCCGAGACCACCCACGACGACCTCGTGGACGCCTGCACACAAGCCCTGCGCTACCTGCGGGATGCCGGGTGGCTGGACATTGATCCGCCGCCGGATGACGCATGGGACGAGGACGACTTTGCAGACACTGGCCGAGTGCGCCGTGTCAACCCCTACGCCATATGAGGACAACGACATGAAGTTCCGCAAGAAGACCATAGTGGTTGAGGCCACCCAGTGGTTCAAGATGGGCGACCACCCTGCTGTTGAGCAGTTTCCTTGGAGTCGTGCTGTCATCAAAGCGGAAGGCTATCCAGACTATGATCCTTGGGATCGCGGCATTATCAAGACGCTGGAGGGTGACCACGAGGTTTGCCCCGGCGACTGGATCATCACAAGCGTGAAGGGCGAGCACTACCCGTGCAAGCCCGACATCTTTGAAATGACCTACGAGGCGGCAGAATAATCCAGCCCCCCTATGCAATCTGATAAATCTGTGGTAGAGTTCGCCTGTTGCTGTGGAAGGCGACAGGTCAAGGCCGTTTACTCATGCTCTTGCCCTCTGCGTAGCGGGGGGATTCCACCGAGAGCAGTAGTAAACGGCTTTTTGCATTTCCACAGTAACTCGGACACCATGCGGCACGTCGGTGGTGGAGTCTTAAACAACCCTGTAACACGAGCAAGCCAGAGCAGGGGCGGTGGGCGAATTCCCAGAGCCGGGCGGTTGAAACAAGTCTGGGATAGCGTAAGCGACGACTGGCTCCATACAGAGGATCGTCGAAACGTAGAGCGAACTTTGGTCTTGACCACGGTTAGGCTACGTTTTGCTCAAACATTCACCACCAGAGGTCTACATGCAGATCACTAGAGAGTGGTTAGATCAAATAAGTGATCTTCAAGGGTTGACCCATGGCCAACAGAAACTGCTGACCATCTGGTGCAAAGACACCGTTTACGTTGACAAACTGATCCCTGATGGGGTTGCCCATTTCCTTGAGCACTGCCGGGGGTATCGGGAGATGCCGCAGCACGTTAGAGACTTCAAGGGCTGGCCACAGTACAAAATGGACGTGCCCACGCCCAGAGATTATGATCACGCCATTCACAAAGGCCCTGATCATGAATAGCCCATCCAAGATTCAGTCATTCATCAAGCCCCGGCCGGCACCCGCTGCCAAGCAAACCCTGCAAGAATTCCACGCTGCTGGGGGCGGTGTCCCGACCCAGTACAAGGGCCGGGAGCACGTCTGGAACGCCATGGTGGACAAGTTTGCTGCCGGGGGTGAGGTGAAGATGGCCGGTGCCGGTGACCCGGCGTTCTACCCCCGAGTTGGGAACATCAAGTCAAAGAACTTCAAGCCCGTCAAGCCGCCCCCGCTCGTTGAAGACCCAAGGGCAATGAACTTGCCGCAGTATGGCGACATTGATTTGAGCGTGCCCACGAAGGAAAACCTTGAGATGGGCAGGCGCATGGCGCAGCGTGATGCTGACCTGAAGCGCCAACGGGAGGGCGACAGGTCGCTACCTGAGAAGATTGCTGGCGGGGCACAGGCTGGCAGGTTCATTGGCTCCGCCCTGACGCAAGCCGTCAACTCTTTACCAACCCGCATGGCTTACGGTGACGAGGCGGCTGACAAGTTCATGCAAGAGCGCCTATACAAGCCTGAGCAGCCCACGGCGTCTGAGTATGTGGATGATGTAGGTAATTTCCTCGAGCGCCTTGAGACCGAGTACAAGGTCCCGCCTATGCTGCCCGAGGCAACGGCCTTGCAGTACTTGGCTGGCCCGGCCGCGTCCCAAGCCAAGAAGGCTGCTGGCCAAGGGGCGCTGAGTCTGGCAAAGTCAGACGCCGCCTACAACCTCGCGCAAAAAGCCCTAGCGTCCCCTGCGCTGGCTGCGGTACGGCCGATGAACGTCGTCAAGCCAACGGGCGGCAACTTTCTGACTGGGCGCACTCAAAAAGATTTACAGCCTTTAAAGACAAAAGGCCCGCGTGAAGTTCATCGTGAATGGTTAATTAATCACGCAAAACAAAATCCAGAAGCGGCTCAAACAGGGTTAGCAGCAATTCCAAAAAATGAAGCCCTCAACAACTGGGTGGACAGCAACCTGACCAACTACGTCCAAAAACAAATGGGTACGGCTGAAGACCCAGTCCGATTGATGTTTGACAAACGCGCACAAGAGATTGACGCTCAGTATGCCAAGGACATAGCAAAGTCTGACCGCATAGCTCAACGAGCTGCAGACGAATTAGACCCGCGAAAGCAAGCCAACCTGATGCGTGATGCGGAACGCATAAAGGCGGAAGCAAATATGGAGCGGCAGACTGCTGTCAATTTCATCACGCACAAGCCCGGTCTTGTAGATGAGTACCTACATGAACCAGAAAGTGGCCCGCAATTGCGCCGTGCTGAAAATGTCCAAGAACGACGCAGGGAAGCTGGATTTCCGGAAGAGGGTATTGGCCAATCTACAGCGGCCAAAGCTTGGGAGCAAGCTTCTGACGAGGTTATTGCCATGTACAAAGCTGGTGACATTCAAAAAGCTCAGAACCCCGACAAAAATCCATTTTCTGAGTTTTGGACCGAGCATCACTTAGACATTGCTGCGGAGAACCCTTATATTGCCAAGCTGGACCCAAACACCCCACTTTATTCCGCGCACACACAAGACCTTGGCTTTGACCACATCATGGATGTGCTGCGCGAAGACCTGACGACTGGTCGCATCCGCCCAGATCAAATGAACAAGATCAGCATTACCGACGCAATGCGCCGCACCAGCGAGTACGATCGGGATCTGGCAGCCAAGGCGAACGCCAGCAGGGCGGCGGCTCGTGAGGGACTGCCCACCTACAGAGAGTATCCTGAAGGCTACAAGTGGATTGAACTCAACAAGCCCGGATCCTTTGCGCAAGAGTCTGAGGCAATGGGGCATTCAGTCAGGGGCTACGAGCCACCCAAAGGCCACCCTGACTGGACGGAGGGCTCTGGTGATGCAGGCAGCCCTAGTTACGGTCACGGCGGCTGGGAGGCCATCAAGAGCGGCAAGGCCAAGGTGTACTCACTGGTTGACTCAAAGGGTGCGCCTCATGCAACGGTTGAGGTTGCGCAGATGCCTCAACGCGATCTTAATATGTCCGGCGAGCAATATGACGAGCTACTTAAAAAATACACCGCTGCGGTTGGTCGCGGTGAAGTAGACCCAAATAAGTTTGACCCCAAGTCTTGGTACCTTGCTCAAGGTGAAACTCGACCGCCACGCATCACTCAGATCAAAGGCAAAGGCAACCGCGCACCCAACGAGGAGTACCTGCCCTACATCCAAGACTTTGTAAGGGGCGGCAAATGGTCTGACGTTGGCGACTTGAGGAATGCTGGAATGGTATCT